AGTTTTGTTAAAGCCATTTCAATGCGTTGCAGTTCTTCTTGCAAACTGGTGAATATCAGTTGCAAAGCATCTTTGTCGGTACCTACTAGCACGGACAAGAACGGTGTTTGCCAAGCCATAATTATCCCTTAACCCTTCGTGCTTGATACTTCAAACCAATACTGTTGATACCCCACTGTTTTGCAAGTGGTCCAATGAACTCCAGTTGGATGGAGCGTGCTAAACCGAGGTTGCGTCCAGCAACCACGGTTGAACTGATTGCACCAACAGACCAGTCTTCACCCCAGTTACCTGAGTTCCAAATAAGCCCATCAGTTTTTGGTGTTTGGTTCAGGTTAAAGATTTTGCGTTCGTTACCAGCACCCTCAGAGAAGTCATGGTAAACCTTGACGGTAATGTCTTGTGGTGTGTCTGCTTCTTTGACGACAAAGTCTGGTCGGCGGAACATTTTCTTTTGCATGTAAGACCCGCCGTCAAACCAACGAGTTTTATAATATGACTCAAACGGAACATTAGTCCCAGTGATGTTGTCATACTCTTGACCATAAAGGTCAACCTTCATAACATATGGTTGAGTTGGATGGCACATCAAACGAAACTCATTATTTGATGCGTCAGTATATTCACAACCAGAAATCAAACCATAACCATCAGCAGTACTAAACCGTGTAAAAACACCATTACGAACAGATGGGTCCAACACAAAGTTTGTTGTCGCAACTGTCTGTGCTGTTTCCGTTGAATACGGAACACTCAGCCACACACGCCTACCAACCCAACTAACACTAATAGCGTTACCAGCCGCAGCATTAATATAACCCAAGTCAATCGCTGGGCGAATTTGTTCAAACATGTCTTGAATGGTTGAACCATTATAATAATGCAAACCTTTGTTGTTTGAATACCAGTAAACACCGTTTTCTGTTTGCGCAATCGCATGATGAGCAAAACAACCAATAGTGCTGGTTAGTTCAACGATACGGAAGTTGCTGTTGGTGTAACCAAACAGCACATAAATTGCGTGAGGCTTAAAAATAACTAGTTGACCATTAACAACAGCCAAACCAGTAATACCTTGCCCGCCACCATTCAAATCAAAATAATGTGTTGCATCCCAGTTATCAGGAACATTCTCCAACGAATAACGCAACCTGTTAGGGTGACTCACACCATCTTCGGTGGTGTTCGCAACAAACATTTTATTAGCATGGACAATAATATGTTCGCTAACAGGCATCTTATGGGAGCCATCTGGCGTAGCCTGCCAAGCATTAGGGTTAGTGCCAGACGGTGTTAACACTGTTGCATAAGTGTCACCATTGGTCCAACTATAACTACCAGTACCACCAGCACCAGTAACCATATACATCGTTAAACCCCACTGCGCCATACACGCACCATGAGGGCTAGTGGTTACAACATCAACACCAGCACTAGATTGTAGAACACTGAAATTGCCGCCAGTTGATTTATAAACCTTGTTGTCGTTTGTCAAAAACAACTGTCTGGTGGAACCAGTAAAAGGATACAGTTTGTCTGGATTCCAAGTACCAGCAGTAACGGCAGTGGTGTGGAATCGTTGTTGCGCACCACGGCTAAAGATTCCACCTCGTGGGTCAATCTCCACATTCAACATGTCAGGCGACTCAAAAGACGACAACTGAAACTGGTCGGCACGATAATTTATGCCGCCAGTAAAATCACTCAGTTCCGTTATGTTTATGCCAGCCACAAATAAACCTAGGCGTTATCTTGCAAATTACGACCCATGTTCAACATCCAACCATTAAAGGTAGGACGACCAGTGGTCTTACCTGCGGAAAGACGCATATGAGCATGGCTGGTAGGTTTCATGATTGCTGTCCGTGCCAACTGAACACCCTCATCAAAAGAACGCTTATACTCGGCAGCCATAGCAGAGTCCTCAAGACGCTGATACACACGACTGCAAGCATAATAAACTAAAGCAAAATGCAAACTAGGAGCAGCGTCAACAACATCATCTTCGCCAATCCAATCCGTAGGCTCACGATACGCACGAACCTGCAAAGTTCGTGCAGTCTCAGGCTTCGGGAAAAGATGAATCTTGCCTTCCCACACAGCATAAAACAACGGGTCACCAGCCGTATCATACGAACCAATATAGGTTCGCTCAGCCTCATCATAACCCACCATGTCCAACCTGAAACCAACACCACTAGGGTCAACAATAGAAATGACCTCGCTAATTGGGTCACCAGTAAAAGAAGAAATATTATAAGACCGTTGCTCAGCAATCGTGTTAAAAGTGAACGACTTCTCTAGGAAGTTCCAACGCTTCTCAAGGTCCAAAATACGGTAATAGCCGTCACGGATATAAAGGTTTAGCAGCGAATCAGGCAGGTCTTCAATGTCAAGGTCTGTGATGTCACGAACCGTTTGACGCAACTCTGTTGCCGTCATCGTCTGATAAGCCATTAGTCCTCAACCTTCTTGCTTGCGCCTTTCATGTGACCTGCGCACAGTTCTTGTCCACGCACACGGTTGGCACCACAGGTGTCATCGTTTCCAGAACACTTATCACCACGCCCAATATAAGGTGCGGAGGCGGCAGCAAGTTGTGCGCCAGCCACCGCACTTAAACGCTGGAAGTTCTGAGGAGTTCCATAATAGGCATGTGCAGGGACAGAGTTATTGTTCATCACCAATAGGCGAGATGTTCCTTAAACTAGCCTTTTTGGCTGTCCATCCACAACTTTAAGATACTCATAATGTCATTAGGGACCATACCGCCAGCAACCTTGGCACCCATAGCCCCAGTCTTCTTAGCAGCCTTAACGGCACCTTTCGCCGCTTTAGCACCACCCAATGGTGCCAAAGAGAACAAAGCATTAGCAAAGTCACCAGCGTTGCCAGCCTTACCACTAGGGTTTCCACCAGCAATGTTCCTTAAAGCATCCGCACCAAAGAATTGTCCAAGACCGCTGGAAGTTATAGCGTTAGCCAAGTTCCCAGCAATGTCCATGCCACGCATTGTGTAAGGATTGTTTATAACATCCAAACCACTCATAGCCATAGCCTTGCTTTGACCTTTGCCAGCCTGAGAAAAGTCTTGTGTTGGGTTAAAGATTTGATTCAAATACTTTTCAGCCTCAGGACCAATAAGTTGGTTTTTAGCAACGGTGGCTACCTCCGCAGCCCCCTTCTTAACTTTCTTTGCACCAGACTTTACAGCAGGGACAACACTTGAGGGGGCAATAAGCCCCAGCAAATCGTTAATAGAGAACTGCGGTTGCGCCTTAGCCACAACTATTTCTTGTTTGACTTCTTAGGAGCAGCAGCCTTCTTGGCGGCTGCACGCTTAGTAGTACGGGCTTGAACTTTCTTAGGTGCGTTAACACCACCAGCCTTAATGTTCTCGGTTCGGTACACAACCTGATTACGCTTTTTAATAGCATATTCTGTTGGATTAGTGTTAGCCTTTGCAGACAAACCTTTAGCCTTCTTGGTAGCAACAGCCTTTGCCGCAGTCGCACCTTTGCGTTCAGCAGCAGTCTTACCACTAATAGCAGCCTCATTAAGGTGACCAATGCGTCCACCCATTCGTGAGAACTGTCTCTGTGCCTGCTTTTGGACCTTTGGGTCACGCATAATTTCTTCGCCAGCACGGCGAATATCACGCTTCAACATACGCTTTTCTGGACCGTCAACCATTCGTGACAGTTTTCGTTCAGCCGCACGAAGCGCACGCACTCCACCCTTTAGGATGTCGTCAAGACCCTCTTTGCGTGCCATTAGCGATAGTTCCCCTTTGAGCCAAAACGGTTATATTGTGTTTTGTGTTGCTTGACAACAACCTTGGTTGTTTTCTTCGCTTCTTTCTTTGATTTACCCAAACCAATGTTATGTTCCAAAATTTCACCTTTAAGTTTCTTAACATCTGTCTTGGACATTTTGCCACCCGACTTCTTGGCAGCCTTTTTTACAACAGCCTTTTTAACCAGCGTTGCTCCAGCCTTGATTATGTCATCAACGCCTTGAGCCTTCTCAATAGCGGGTTTGCGCTTCTTTGATGCTGCCATAATTACTTTCCTTTCGGCTTTTCGTAAAATCCAGTTTTACGCTTGTTATCAATCTTCTTTTTTGTCGCAGCCTTAATTGCAGCACCAGTAGCACGCTTGCCTTGAGCAGCGACAGACTTTTGAGTCTTAACTTTGCCCATAGCAATTGCTTGTCCCTGCTTTGTCTTTCGTCCAGAATCAGCAGCCTTACTCGCAGCGGAAGGACCTTGCTTTTCTGCAAGTTTATTTTTAATCTTCTTTAATCCAGCCTTACGAGGACCAGCCAATGGGTCAACAGCAATTTTACCAAACTTGGTAACCCAATCTGGAATCTGCATATCGTCCTTCTTTGGCTTACGCTTCGCTGGACCAGCCTGACGGCTTGGACGATAATCTGTTCTATTGCGAGATTTGCGTGGGCGTGGATTTGGGTCCCGTGGGTCAAACATTGGCATTACTTTGCTCCTTTTTTAGTGTTCTTGCGTTGTTGATTTTTGCGTTGAGTGATTGCTCTTTGAGCAACACGACCACGACCAGCAGAAACAACATCATAACCAAACTTATTGCGCTTATTCTTGGTTGGCGTTGTACCAGAAAGGTCATTATTACCAGCAGCAAAATAACCTTTAAGACTATTGTAATCTTTACCGTCAATAGCGGGTTTTTTCTTTTTTGCAGCCATTATAAAATCCTCTATATATAAGAAATGGTGGGGGATTTCTCCCCCACCATTAACTCAGTTGTTCCTAAGTGCAATTACGCAGTCTTAGCGGTCAACTTGCCTTGCTTCTTACGGTTGCGGCAGGTCAAGTTACCGTAGCACATGATAAGTGCATAACGGGCATCCAAGTTTTCTGGACGCACAAACTGTGTCTGCGAGAACCACTTGCCTGAGTGACCAACAAGGGTAAGGTACTTGCTGTTGATGAAGAACATCGTGCCAGCAGGAGCAGCAGTGTCATACACAACTGGGGCAGCCTTGAACAACAGGTTCTGGAATCCAGCATCTGCGGTCTTGGTGTCCGTGTAACGGAGTTGTGGTTGGAGCAATGCTTCGTACTTTTCAAACAAGGTACGGGTGGTCAACACAAGGTCTGGGCGGTCGTTACCAACAGAAACGCTGTTGTAAGCCGTTGCCATCTGTGCGAGGGTCAAAGCACCTGCGGTGTTTTCCTCGTATGAACGCCAGTACTCGTTACCTGCGGTAGCCGAGTTGATTCCACCAACGGTGTTGCCTGATTCAATCAAGTTGCCAAGACCGTTCCAGTTCTTTCCGCTGTTGCCAGTTCCGTCCGAGAAGAACATTGCGTTGAAACCTTCACGCATTGACTCCTCAGCCTGCATGATTTTTGCTTCCAACAGGTTAATGATTTCCTGTTCGCCGTTGTTCTTTGCTTCTTCAATACCGCTGATTGCGATGGATGCAGCATACTGCTTCCATTCGTATTCAGCAGCCGAGATGCCGTCTTGTGCGGTCAACGAAATTGGGTCGTAACCTGAGTACGAAGCAACAGTTGAGTTCTGACCGTAGATGAGTGGCTCTACGATTTTGGTTCCGCCGTTAACCATACGAATACGACCATTTGACATGAGGTGGTTCGTAAGTACACGGTCGGTGAACACATTGTCCGTGAGTTGGTCACGGTAGTTTGCGAGTGTCGTTGACAACAGCGCATCAAAGTTTGGGTTTGACATTTTGTCTCCTTAAAGATTATGAATTGAGTGAGCGTTTGGCAGCCGCCCAAGCCTCAGCGATTGATGTAATCGGTTCAAAACTGTCATTAGTAGTACTGGCTGTAGCCGAAGCCCCACCCGATACCACACTTGCCGCCCTTTTAGATTCAACAATGGCAGTTTCTGCTGCCTGTTGTTTCTGAAACGCTGCTCGTTCTAATTCCTGTTTTGCCATGAGTCTATCAAACGCAATCTGCTTGTATGTGCCTTCCAAATCCGTTGAGCCAGTCCGCAAAGCGGCTGTCACAACTTCATTGATGTTGAAGTCCTCATAACGGGATTGCAACCTCTTTACCTCAGCCTCAACTTGTTGTTTGCTTTGGTAGTCCTCAAATGATGCTAAACGCTGGTCAAGTTCTCTGTAACGCTTTTCCGTTGGGTCAAGCGATTCAAAGTCATCTTCAGCAACCATGTCGGCAGCAGCCTGACGGCTAATGCCATAATGGTTTGCAAGCAAATCTAGCGTTGCAGATGGGTCACGCTCAAGGGCAGTTTGTAAAGCACTGGCAAACTCAAATTGCTCTCGTTGCTGTGCTAACTCTTGCGTCTTGCGGGTGTAATCTGCTTGGCGTTGATAACCTGCCAAAGCCTCACTGAGTGGAACTTGCAATTCCTCACCATCTAGTTTTACAGGAACTCGGTATGTTGAGTATTCCTCTACACTAAGAACAGGTGATTCTGTGACTTCTACGCTTTCCGATACGGGTGACCCTGAGGGTTCCACGGATTGCGGTACTACTTCTGTGACTTCATCAGTCATTATGTTTTTATCTCCTAGAGTCCTTGGATGGTTGCTCTATATATAAACGAACCCGTTCCCTATTGTGGGGGCATAGGTGGCATTGGGGGCATCGCACCTTCAGGTGGCATACCACCAGCAGGCGCTCCACCAGCAGGGACAGGAGGAGGAGCCTGTTGGATGAACTCATCAGGGTTCTTAATACCGAAACCATTCTGAAGAACATATGCAGCCAACTTTGGCATATTGATAATGCCAGAACCAGCGAACGGTGCCATAGCATCCACAATCTGCAAAGCCATCTGACGCTTAAACGATTCGTTGTGTGGCTGTGTTGAACCAGCCACAACTTCAAAGTCAAAGTTCCCTGCTAGATACTCACGGTCGTATTCAATCCAAATAGGTTCACCATCTTTGCCAATGATTCGGGCAACATGCTGACCAGTAGTGAACTGGTATGCCAAGGCAACCATGCGGCGACCAATCTCGCTGATGGCTTGCTCCACGATAGCCAACTTGTCTGCTGTCCGTGCATTACTGGCATCCTGTACCAATGATGCTTCGGTTGCGGTACGGCGGATTTCCGTTGTACCGCCACGCTGAATTTCAGACACACCAGACACACGGTCAATGTCAGCAATAATGGTTTCACTCAAGTTATAAAACTCTGGTGGGTTGATAACTGCTGGCATAGCCATAACGGTGCCACCCAAAGCCTCGTCACCGATAACAGGAACCATCACATTGTCTTCATCGGATTCCAACGCTGTGCGACCCAACTGGTCAAACGCCGATTCCTTGTAGAGATACTTGCGGGCGAACTTCTTACGATGGTTCATCATTTGTGAACGGGTTTCGTTCAACTCACGCTGCAACGGTTCAATGCTTTCCAGTTCACCAATCGGATAGAAATGGTCTGGAATGTCATAGTCACGCAACATCACAAAAGGCTGACCAAACGAATATGGCAAAGCCATTGGCTTAACCAAATAATGTTCTGCTGTTTCGCAGAACACGCTCAATGATTTGCCGACAATATCATAAAATTCCCAAATCTCGGCATAACCCTGATTCTTGTCGTTAATCTTCTTACGACTTGGGTCATCCGCATAACGGCTGACAGCCATAACCTGAACCTCATCACGAGCAACCTTGCTGTAACGCTTGTCCGCCTTAACTTCACTTAGTGGTCGGCGGATACGCTGAGCAATCCATTTGATGTCTTTCATGTTTGTGGCATCTGGGTCCACAAACACATCCATAGGGCTCACACGCTCTGCAAATGGGCTATCCTCAAGGATTACGCTAATAGGGGTTGATTCGCCACCCAACTGAGGGTCAGACACTTCATCGTCCATGCCAACTGTTTCTTCTTCAACGAAACGGTAACCAACTTTAATCCAACCATGACCGCAGGTCAACATGTCTTTTACTGCACGGCGGAACTGGTCACGGATGTCTCGGTGTCGCCACCAATAGTTGACGACAGCCTCGGCAATAACAGCCTGTGAAGCATGTTCAGGTTTTACAGCATTGACAGAAATCTTCGGGAAGTTGACAGAGATGTTTGGTGCAATAATGTTGACTGTTGAAAAGGCAACATTCACCAGCAAACGGTCCTCTTGGGCATAATCGTCATAATGATGACCTTTATACATGTCAATCATTCTGCGCCAGATAGCATCGTAACCTTCGTCTTTGCGCCAACGCTTGGATGCTTCCAACTTCATCTTCTGTGACTTGAGTTGGTCTGCTGCTGATTTCTTAGCCATTTATTGTGATTCCTTTTGACCATCATGCCAGCCGATGTGCTGGTCAAGTTTGCTACCTATTTTGTCAACCTTAGTCCCGATAACCCGAAGAAGGAGTCTGCCTTCTTCGTGTTGTTCCGTGTTTTCTTTGCGCAGTTTTTGCAACACCACGACAACGGGTCCCGTGATAACGGCGACAATGATTGGGACCCAGACCGACTGCATGACCCATTACATCCAGTTCGTAACTGGCTCGGCGGTAATACCATTAATCTTAGCGTCTTCAACAGTTTTACGCTGACGCTCAGCAATAGTAGGACCGTGGAAATCTTCTTTACCATGAGTGAACCCCAATCGGATAGTCTTAACATGACACTTGAAGCAAATTTCTCCACGGTGCGGCTTTTGTTCAGCCGAGAACTGGTCTTTGCAGTTTTCACATGTAAATTGCATCATAGTAATGCAGGAATCGTTCCCAAGGTCAAAAAGGAGTTCGTTTTCTAACATTATGGGACCCAATATAAACTTTATTCTCACCAATCGGGTCAAAAAGGTGTTGTTCCCACCACAACATGCTGTTGTGTGGGACCTGAACATCATTACGATACTCTGGAAGCCAAACATATTTCAGCATCTGGTTAGCGATAGCCAAACTGATGGTCCTGTCGTCATGTGGGCTACCAGCCATTTTGCCGTTTTCTTTGCGGACAAAGGTTTTTAGTTCGGCAATGGTTTTCCCACAGTAAACCTCAATAGCCCCGTCACGCAAGTTGGCGTTCAACTCGTCAATAGCCAACGGTTTCGTGGTAACCGTGGTACGCCAACCCAGAATCTCTGTAGCCTCAGGACGAACATGACCCATACGGCGCTGCTTATAAAGATTCCTATAGCCATGCTTCTGGGCAGCCTTTAGGGTTGTCAGACCGTGGTTGTTGTTTTCCACACCCAGCAAAGCCGTGTTATACCACCAACCCAACTCTGCCAGCAGGTCACCAAACAAGTCTGGCTCAATATGTCCATGCCAATGCGCAACCATAATACCCGTAGCAGCATCAATGATATGTGCGGAACTGTAGTCACCATAACTGAGTCCTTCAGCGACATCGGCTCCAATCACATAAACACCATCAATCTCAGGGTACTGCCATACGGACAACTCGCCATCGGCGGTTGGACGGAACTCACCATTACCATCCGAATACAAATGGAAGTATCCTCTGTCAGGGTCAATCAGGTGCATCTCGTCCAGCATGTCAATATCAAACACAGGGTTACCTGATTTGATAAACGCTTCCTCAGGGAAGCGTGGATACTCTTGGTGCATCTGCCAAGGTTGCATGTTGCGACTCTTAGCGGTGTACCAGTCCTCGTCACGCTCACCGTCAGCATCCCAAGGGAAAAAAATACCTTGGAACTGGTTGGTCCCAGTTTGCGAGTTAACCCACAATTGGTGGAAGAAGTTTCCTGAACCGTTAGCGGTGGACAAACCAATCACACGACCGCCAACATCGGCAATAGGTTCAATAGATGCCCACGCTTCTTCAGGATTAGGCAAAAACGCCCACTCGTCCACAATAACCAAATACACCGACTCACCACGAGCAGGGTCATTACCTGATGGTAGGGATTCAATAGCGGACTCGTTATCAAACATCATCTTCTGCTGATGGTCAGTTGTCTGTTTCGGTCCACGCTCTTTCATCCACACAGGAAGAAAGCGGAAACCATACTTGCTTTTAGCAAGCAACTTTACTGATTCACGCTCAGTACGGGACAACATAACCACGAAACGGTCTTGACGAAAAAACACCAGCCAGAAAGCATATGCTGCCGCTAGGGTGCTGAATCCAATCTGTCGTGCTTTTAGCACGATGCTGTAACGGTTTGTCATCCATGCTTCAATTGTTTCTAATTGTGCTTCACGCAACTCAAACTTTATGCGACCTTTTTCAGGATGTTTGATGCACCAATAGTTTTCGCAAAAGTATTTGAACGCTTCAACTTGTTGTGCGATTGTGGCGTTTTCTTGTCCACGACAAGTACGCCACTCTTTTTCATTAAGAAGTTCTGCTAGTTCCACGGCTCCCCGCCCCAAGGTCCAAACCCGTCACCATAACGATTATCGGCATAATCATAAATAGCCATAAATGCTTTACCGCTAATGACAGGATTATAAAGGTCTTTACATTTTGTTAAAACACCAGCATCCTGAAGAAAACCCTGCTTAGTGTATTTGTTTGGTTTGCACCAAAACTTGTTAATTTGAAACAGTCCAATAGACCCACCATTAGGGTCCTCACGGTTAATCACCGATGCTGTGCATCGTGATTCCCGATACATAATGTAATCAACCTGATACATCATTTCTTTGCTTTCGGAAACCATCTCAATAATGTCATAGTGGTTCCAACATTTGATTGTCGGGTAATGCTTAGCGTGGACAACAGAGCCACCTAGAAGGGCATATAGCAAAACAGCAACTACTAATAGTTTCTTCATAGTATTCCATTCTAGGCGAATAAACGCCAATCGGTTACTTGAACAATTCCTTAAACGCCGCATGAACCTTCTTAGGGTCATCGGCAAACTCTGGTGACAGTTCTATATGATACCAGTCCCCATTAGGGCTTCCACTAATTGTAGCCTT